GCTAATGGTGTATATGTTGCTGCTGGGCTTACCAACCTTCCAACATCTCGTGTTGATAACATTTCTCCTTCCGGTTCTAACTGGTCTGGTTCTATCGGAGTAGGCTAATGGCTGAATTCGGCTGGGCTTTTATAGATTGTGAATCACCGGGTGTTGCTGGTGGACCAACTGGTTCGCTACAATTTAATTCTGGATCAAATGATTTATCTGGTTCTGAAAATCTTGTTTTTTTGGCTTCAAGCAATACTTTAAATTTAACCGGAACTTTAAATGTGTCTGGTACAATCAATGCCAATGAGATTAACATTGATGTCGAGAACAGAACAGTTGTTAACATTGAGGTTAGCGGATCAACCAAGTTTGGTGACACAATAGATGATGTCCATCAATTTACCGGTAGCCTGAGAGTAACCGGCGGTGCTAGTTTCAATTATTATACTGTGACTTCTGGTAGTCATCCGTATACGATTTTAACCACTGATTACATTCTCGGTATATCTTCGAGTCAATACGTTAGTTTAACATTGCCGTCCGCTTCTGTCGCCGGTAAAGGTGCTATTTTTGTCATTAAAGACGAATGGGGCGGCTTCCCAACAGGTGCAGGTGGAGGCCGACCTGCCGCTCACTTGATTGCTATTTCATCATCTGGCTTAGACTTGATTGATGGAAACGGAAACTATGAGATCAAAGAAGGTAATAACGCCGCTATTTCTTTGTACTCGAATGGTTCAAATGGGTGGTTTGTGTTCTAAATAATACAGAGGAGAATTAAATGTCATTCAACTTTGTAAAAGGAAAGCCAAGTTTTCCAATTGGTGGTCTCCCTATTATGTCAGGTAATTTTATCGGTGACATTGATGGAGATGGTTCTGACTTAGAAAATGTCAGTCACATTGCGCAAACCAACGCAGCAGAAGGCAGGCTTGTATTTTTTGATAGCTCCACAACAGGTCTTTCCGGAAATGAAAGAAACATCCGAGGACACAATTCTTTATCTTTTAATAGAACGACCAATGTATTTACAGTAGGTAGTGGATTAGTTTTTGGAAGACGAGAAATCTCAACACACTATTCCATACAAGTAAGTGATTACTACATTGGCTCTAATCACACAGCTTCGATTACGTTGACTTTGCCTTATGCTTCTACCTTAGCAAGCGGCCAGACATTTACAATCAAAGATGAGTCCGGGCAAGCTAATTCATTTAATATTACAGTTGTCCGCCAAGGGTCAGATACAATTGATGGTGAAACAAATTTTGTAATAGAATCGCCCTATGGGGCCGTTAACTTATATTCTAATGGCACTGATAAATTCTTCTTGTTTTGAATTGGTGATTGCCAAATTTATATCCTAATTATAGTAGCGCCAGAAACGCTACGATCTTGTGTTCGTCGGCGTTTCATGCCATGGCGTGCTTTTATGGAGGATATAAATTATGGCTTATAAATTTCAATTAGGGAAAGCTCGTATGAGCGGTTCTCTAGAGCAAGAAGGTGACTTGACCGTTGCTTCTGGTTCAGGTGCTGATGTTATCGGTGTTGAATCATCTCTCGGTTCTGGTGTCTTTCTCGCTCAGTTGGGTTATGATGGCTCAACTCAAACCGGTAAATTAGAAATCGCTGATGGCTCAAGCGGTGGTACAGTTTTCAGCGTGCTTGACATTCTTAGTGGTTCTGCTATGGATACTCTTGCTGGCTCTGGTCTTGCTTTCAATCAAAGTTCTGGTGTTATGTCTGTAGACATCGACGAACTTAGTGCTCTTGGTGGAAAGGGTCTTCACCAAACTGACGACCATTTCATCTTCTCAGATGCGGGTACTGAAAAGAAAATTACTTTCTCAAATCTTCAAGATGCTGTCTTTAATGATGTTTCTGGTGATGCAACCATCGCTGATGGTGGTGCTTTAACTATCGCTGACGGCGCAGTTTCACCTGCGAAGTTTGCTAATGTACTTGGAAATACCGTTATTGTTCGTGATGCTGGTACTTCTGGTGATATTAGTGCTAAAGTTGTTAGTGATACACATCTTTTGATTGGTAATGGTAGTGGTTTCACCTCTGCTACACTTAGTGGCGATGTTGCTATGACAAACGCCGGTCTTGTAACAATTCAAGCAAACGCTGTTGAAGGCACAATGCTTAACTCTAATGTTGCTGATACTTCAACAATCGAAGTTTCTTCTAACACTCTTTCTGTGTTGAAAACTCCAAATGCTCTGACTGCTGGAACTGGTATTGACGCTGCTGGTACATTTGATGGTGCTGCTGCTAGAACTATTTCTATTGCTGCTGCTCAAACTGGTATTAGTTCGATTAGACATGACGATCTAAAGATTGGTAGAGCGTCTGATCATGATGTTATCGATGTTGATATTTTAGAAACAGTCAAGACTGGT